AAAAGCTTTACATTAGTAAAAAAAATGCTATCAACGTGGATTTACTAAAAGGCCTAAGTTCAATTTTCGGGTTCAATAAGAACTACAATTATTTCAGCTACGACATTTTAGGGGGAGCATCATTCAGTAGAATGAAGATGCAAAAGGTTCTGGAGCTTGTTATTGCCAACCCGGCAATGATTAAGGTAATAGCCCTACAATGTGACATGTTTAGCCTAGGCAAGTTCTATTATTACGAAAAGGATAAGGAAAAAGACATGCCCGAAGAGGTCGCTAAGGTTCTAAAAAGGCCTAATTACCAAGACAACATTAGGCAGTTTCTTTGGGACTGGATGTTCTGGAACATGTTGGGCAATAGTTGGATCTACGTAAGGGACAAAAATTTTCCAGACACAACAAAGATGTTTGTTTTGAATCCTTTCGAGATGGACTTTCCAACAGTATTAAAAGAGCAGGGTTTAATTTTATCCAGTCAAAGTTGGGATAATTTACAGGAAAAAACGGTTAATTATTGCCAGCAGAACGGCATGATAATGAAAATTCCTTTTGGAGAGTTAATGCAATTCATGGATCTTACGAACAGCGCAGTTAAGGACATAAATGGACTTAGCCGATTGGATTCGCTCTACAAAGTCATTCTTAATTCTGAAGAGGTTCTAAAATCAAAAAACATCAACACAAAGTTTTCGGGTAAATTTATTGTGGCAGGGAGAACCGATGCAATGGACGTGACTAAAAGAATGCTTGGCGAAAAGGAGAAAGACGACATTGAAACAAAAATAGAAGATGGAGACAAGAATATTCATGCTGTAAAATCAATGGTGGAGATTAGACGTTTTGTTGATAATATGAAAAGCATGGAGTTGAGCCAAAGTTATTTAGCCGATTATGCGGTAATCGGTGGAATGTATAACATACCAAGAGATGTACTTGAGGCCAACCAAAGCTCTACTTATGAAAATCAAGAGAAAGCTAGATCCAGTCATATTGCTTATTGCCTTGATCCAAAAGGGCAAGAGTTGTCACAAGGTATTACGGATTTTTTTGGGCTTGTTGGTGAAATTGTTATGAGTTGGGATCACCTACCATTCGTACAAGTGATGGAAAAAGAGAGAGAGGAAACCAAGGCTAAGAAGTTAGCTAATTTAAAATCTCTTTTGGAGTTGGGAATAGACCAGAAAGAAGCGCTTGCATTTGTAGACTTAAAATTTAAAAAATTCCTTTATGAAAAATCAAAGCCAAATCCAGCAACTCAAGAACAAGCTCCTGCAGGAGGAGTTGAGCCAGAAACTGAAACAGTCGATACAGGAGAAGATCAACAAACTTAAAAAAGGGGAGGTAATTAAATGATACACTGCAAAGTTTTAGGCCAAGATTTTAACACTTACGAGGAGATGTTTAGGGCCATGAGAGGAAAGGCAAGTAAGATCTTTCAGGCAAAAAAGTCGGCCATAAAAAATGCTGATGGAGTTCCAAGTTCTGCCGGGCTAGGAATTAAAATAAATTCGAGTAAAGCAGAAGGGCAGGAGGTTAAGCTTGAATTTGGGGACATGGTTTATCCAGTAATAAACACAACACTTTTTTATGACTCACACGAAGATGTACACTTAAATGGAATCTGGAACAAGTCAATCAGTGATGGAGTAAAGCCTGCCTTAATCCTAAACCATGAATATAAAATAGGCCAGGTAATAGCATACCCAGAAGATGTGGTGGCAATGGTCAAAATTATACCATGGAAAGATTTAGGGCTGGATTATGAAGGAGATACAGAAGCTCTCGTTTTTGAAGCTAGAATGACAGACGATTCTAACGAGATTGGATTTAAAGCATATCGTAACCGTAGAAAGGTGCAACATTCGATTAGGATGGAATATGTCAAGATCTCGCTTGCAGTCAACTCAGATGACAAGTATTGGGAGGAGGAAAGAAAAACTTACGAGAAGTATGTTAATAAAATTGTAAACAAAGAGTCGGCAATTAAAAACGGTTATTTTTGGGCCGTCAAGGAGGCAAAAATTTACAAAGAAGGCAGCATGGTTATGGAAGGATCCAACAGCGCCACGCCAACATTATTTGAAGCCGGCAACTATGCCACTTCAGAGGTCGAGCCGGAGAAATCCACTCAAAAAAGATTAGATTTACTTAATGAATTAATCACTTTAACAAAAAATTAAAATGGGAGAAGATGAATTAAAAGCCTTAGCCTTGCTAAAAGAACAAATTGAAGGTTTTAAGCAGGAGCTTGTTGAGGTAAAAGAGCAGAAAGGTTTAACAGACCTAACGTTAAAAATTGATGGTTTGGAAAAGACTATCAATACTATGAGCGAAAAAGATGTTGACAAGGAGATCTTGAACATTAACACAACTCTTTTAAAGTACCGAGAGATGATTTGTGACATTCGAGAGGAGCAGAATAAGTCTAAAGAGGGGGATAATACCGGTAAAAAGAAAAGTTTTGTTTCCTCAAAAGACATTGAGGAATTTATAGGTAAAGTCTTCAATGGAGCTAGCAAGACAAGATCTGAGGCTGAGATTACAATTAAGGCACCAGAAGTTTTCGGAATGGCCACATTCTTTAGTGGAATTGCCGGAACGGATCCAAGTGTATTTGCTGGAAGGGAAATTGACCCAGAGCTTTATCAACGCAATCGAAAGCGAAATTTAATTCTGGACAACTTTACTATTTCTAGCATTGGTGTTCCTGAGCTTTTGTACATGGAAAAAATCGAAGTGGGAGATGCAAACACTGTAGCTGGAGATGCAGGAGGTGCTGAATGGATCGCCTCAGGTGATGCTAAGCCAATGAGATCTTTTAGAGTTGGAACAGGAAAGGTAGAGGCTAAGAAGCTTGCGATCTTTGGAACTGTCGAAGATAAACTTCTGAAAGACGTGTCTGGAATGGAGCTATTTATCAGAGAGGATTTTATTGAAGAAATGAGAGAAACCTATAACGATGGTTTACTTAACAATAATCCTGCTATTAATCCAGACGGCCCAATAGGTTTAAAAACAAATGCAATAACCTTTGCGCCAACTCCTGCTTTTGACTCACAAATTTCATCTCCCAATATCATAGATGCAATTGTAGCCGGGGCTGCTTATATGGGCAGTTTAAAAGAGATACCACAAAAAGTGTTTGTTGCAGAAGATGTCTTTTTTGCTATGCACATTTTAAAGGATGCAGACGAGAAGTACAAGAACAATAGCCTCGTTTATGTGAATGCTGTTGGAGCCTTGTTTATTGCAGGCATTGAAGTTGTGCCATCAGATGCGGAAGATATTCCAAGTACTCATTTATTGTTTACAAGTGCTAACGTTGGTTTTAAAATCAGAAACTTTGGCGATGTAGTTTTTGAAAGAGGACTAAACGATGATGACTTCCGAAAAGACAGAACATCTTACAGAGGTTACCAAGAGGTTCTTTCTTACATTCCAAGCCATAAATTAAATGGAGTTATGTACGACACGATTGCAAACATTTTGTCTGCTATCGCAAAACCTTAATCTGATTTAGGTTAAAGTAATAGTATAAATAAATTTGAAACCAATTACCAATTAAAAAATGGCAGGTAAAATTGAACAGATAGTAATTGTAACCCTAAGCGAGGATACTAGATATCACAAAAAAGGGGTTCATGCAATGAATGTAAAAGTTGCAGAGAAATTAAAGGACACAGGAGCCAAGATGACTACAAAGCCTGCAAAAGAGGTTATGGAGGCACTTATATCCAAAGTCAAAGCAAAAAGAGAGGGGGCTATCGAAGCTCAAGAAAAGGCTCAAAAAGCGAAATAAATGATTATTGACACGGGATATTTCTTTGGAGAAATCAACATTGCTCAGTTAGGACAACCAGAGGTGCAGGAGAATGTAAACTTCTTTATTATGAAGTATGAAAAACGATTCTTACTTAACTACTTTGGCCTTGAGTTGATGAATGAAATCAACACAGAAAATTTAAGTCCTACTGATCCAGAGATAGCCAAGATCCTAAACGGAGCGCTATTCAGTTATTCTGGCAAAGCTTATGATTGGGTTGGATTAAAGAATATTGACAAATTCAGCCCTATTGCAAATTATGTTTTCTATTATTTCGCTCAAGACATGATCACTTCCCAACAGGGAGTTGGTGAAGTTTTTGGAATAGCAGAGAACGCCAGAATGGTAAGCCCAGATGACAGATGCGTAAAAGCATGGAATGATATGATTGAAATGCTGGATCCGTTGGATCTGTTAATGAGAAACTATTCACAGAGGGCAGGTAAAAATTTCAGTGTCATTAATTCATTCAATTTATGAAGCCAGTTGTTAATATTTTTAGGGAGGTTGTGGAAAGGATAAATTTAGTATTGATGGAAAAGAGACCAGATATATTATCCAGTGCCGGTACTGTTCAATACATGCATGGTCACCCCTTGGAGATAATTAACAGGTTAAAGCAAAAGGATAAAGGGCAGTCAGCTAGGTTTAACAAGTATCCGCTGATTGCCCTATTCCAAGACTTTCCAGAAGAATCTACAGCAAACAATGTAGGTATTGAGACAGAAGCTACATTGCATTTCATTATAGCAAAAGGAACTAAGAGAGAATACATTGCAAGTGAGAGGTATGAATATAATTTTGTGCCGTTTCTGTACCCTATTTACGAGGAGTTTTTAAGGCAAATAGTAGCAGATAAATCGTTTCAGGTGTACTCAGTTGATAGGTTGCAAAGGCAAAAATGGGACAGGTTGTATTGGGGGAGATCTGGACTGTACGGAAATGAGGGTAACATTTTTAATGATTACCTAGATGTTATTGAAATAAAAAATCTAAAACTTAAAATCATAAAAGCATGCTAAACAAAATAATCTGTTTGGCAGGTGGTGCAAACACTGGCTTTGGAGACTGTACATTAGATCCAAAAAATGTGGTTGCAATAATTATCGCCCCAATTGGTGCGACTGTTCTAGAAGCTGATTTATCGGACTTTGGAGCCTACCTGCAAACAAAAATAAACGAGGCCGATGCCTCAGAAAGATGGTACCCAGTCAATGACTTTGTGGCCATAACTGATAATAGTGAGGATCCAACTATTGAAAGCTTTGGATATGGTGGAAAGGCCGTAAGTAGAGAGGGCGAATACGATTGGACTTTGCGGTTTGTCGATGGAGGCCTATGCCTTTTAAAATCTTTGAGGAAATTCAATAGCACAAAAAAAGGAATTTTCTTTGTTGATGCTAATGGCGTGTTATTCGGCACTACAGTAGGGGAGTCAATGCAAGCAATACCTTTGACAATGTATTATGCTTCGCCTTGGAAAGTTAATGATGGAAGTGCAAGCACAGTGTACAATATCAGATTATCATTCAAGGCAAAGCCTGCAAATGATGACATTGCTTTTGTTGATTTGTCTGCAATGGGCTTGGTTATGAGTTCATTTAAGGGGCTTCAAAATCTTGCGCTTGTTGTATTGGATCCATTGAATGCGCCTACTACAAATGTTCGCGTTCTTTCAGGTTGTGACAGAAAAAATCTATTTACAGAGCTTAGCGGAGAGTTGTCAGCCCCTGCGTTGTGGAAAGCAACTGATGTCGATGGCTTGGTGCTAACAGTGTCTGCCGTGGTTGCAAACCCAAGTCTTATGGCATTTACTGTAACTGTTTCAAGCGCTGCAAAAAGTTACTTTATTGGACTTGTTGATCCAGAAGCATTAGACACCGCTGGAGTAAGTGGCTATGAGTCAATACCGGTAAAGGTTAATATTCCATAAACAGATGGAGTAAATAATTTAGGGGGCTTCAAAAACGAAGCCCCTTTTTTTTTATCTTTGAGTATGGGAGCTAAAAATTATAGACCTATATATAATTATAGGATAGTATTTGAAAAGAAAGATGGCAATTTTGATATTGGAAAAGGATATGCCGTAACACAGAAAGAAGCAGAGGTCAATTTTAACAGTGTACGTTTACAGTTAAAACCTAGTACGCTAAAAAGATCAGAGCTTTATTTTAGAGATCAGTTAATTAAAAAGATATGACAAAAAAAAGCTATTGGAGGATCTGGAACTTTATCAACACGACATTGAGAGCGTGGGACAGAAAAGATTATTTGGAAGTTGGAGGAGACGGCAAAATCTGCCGTATGATCAAAGGAAATACAGAGATTATTTTTGACCCAGAAAAAATGCTTCCACTTCCTGAAAAGTCTGCAAGTTATGTATGGCATGTTTCTATTGAAGACTTTTTACTTCTTTGGGCAGTTGAAAATAAACAAGCTTATGCAGTTATCCTGCTAAGAGAATGGGACGAATCAAATTTAGAGGAAAGAGTAAAAAGATTTTACGAAATACTCATGGACAATGGCATTCTAATAGTCGAAGGATTCGACAAGAGTGGATTAAGAAATGATGCTTGGAGAATTGCAGGAGGGCTAAAAAAGCAGGGATTTAAAACTGGAATATTACGAGAAACATTCCTTTGCATTTATAAGGGCGAGCCAATAGAGAAATCAATTAGTCTAAAAATAAAGAAAAGCACATATCATAAAAACCCTGAAAAATATTTGCCATGAAATTTGAAACAAAAAGAAACGTGCTCAATGTGTTTAGATGTTTAGTAGCGTACATGATTTTATTTTTAGTGTTTGCTTTTCTGAATCTGGAATGGAGCCTACTTAGATGGACTTGGTCAAGTATTGCAGTATTTGCAACACTATCAACATGGGCCATATACAATATATTAAATGAGAAATGAACAGTCTAGAACAAAAGAAGATTAGGGCCATAGCTAAGATCCTGCCGACTAGTTTATATGGATCACTAGAAATGATAGAAATATCTGGAGAGGATCTGATTTTGGCAGGGACAAACAAAGTCGACGAAAAAGAAGTAGACCCTAAAAAAGTGTACTATATGAAAAGTCCGATATACAGGGAGGCAAATCACTATCGAAGAATGAAGCGATCTTTTATTAAAAGAGGATCCAAGGGAATAGTAAAATACATTAAAGCTTTTATGAAGACTCCAGAGCAGGCAGAAGTCATTATAAAAGTATTATTGCCATAATTAGGTTAGTTGAATCGTACAAAGACCGTTCTAGATTAGGGCGGTTTTTTTTGGTTAAAACAGAGGCCTAGCAAACAGCAAACGTATTAGCTATGTATTGGTATGTTTTAAATAAGAAAATGGCATAGGCAAAAGATTTAACAAAATTAACTTGTCTACAAAAAAAATATATAAAAATGCTTTTGTCATATACTTAAAAAGTATATATTTGTCTATATCAATTAATCAAAAACAAAAATCGAGATGGAAACAGCAAAATATTTTAGATCGCACGGTAAGAATCCAAGCACAGTAGTACGAGGCATGTGGGGTTTTTTAAATTCAACAGATAATAATTCAGAGATTCAGTTTGCAAGCGGAACATTAAGAGAGGCGGGAAGATTAGTAGCCGATTTTTATGGTTGCAAAATTAAGGATTTGGAAGTTCAGCCATAAAATAAAGGGCAGGAGGCTTCCTGCCTATTTTTAATCAGTCAATCAAACAAAAGAAATTATGAAAAATTTAGAAATCGAAATCAGCAAATTAAGTGGAGCGCACAAATGTTTGTTTAATGCAACCTTAAAATTCTACATGGATCTAGGAGACAGCAAAGAGGATGCGGAGAAATTGGCTTTTGATAAAGTAGAAAGAAGTAAAAAATTAGCATCTAGGACTATTAGAAGATAAAAAAAGACAGTTTATTGTGTTCCTTAAAAGCGAAATGCTTCTCCAGTTTGGAGGAGCTTTTTTTATGTCTGGACTTTTATGATTATGGTGCTTACTTTTGGTTATGACTATCGCAGAAGCATATAGGAGGTTTGGAAGGTTAAATTTAAGGGAGCAGGTGCCGGTTATAATTGAGCTAACCAGTGATGAAATTATATTGCTCAATCAAGCTCAGATGTACAAATCAAGTTTAGACAGTTTGGGGAACAATCTTGGAGGGTATTATTTTGAGTTATATGAGAATATTAAAAAGGAATTAAACCCAGCCTTGGGTGGCCTTGTTGATCTGTACCTTACCGGAGATTTTTATAGTGGTTTTTTTGTGTCAATCGAAGAGGACAATTTTATAATTGGCTCAACAGATTCAAAAAGCGATGATCTGGAGAGCAAATACGGCAAGGCAATATTTGGTTTGTCTGATGAAAGCAAGGCCATCTATACCAAAGGATTGTTTTTTAATACTCTGAAAAACTATATTGAAGGAATCACAAAAATAGAAATGACATGATTTTTGGAACCTATTACAAAACGGCTACAGAATGCCCCTTATCGGTCTTTATTGCCGTGGTGGTATTAGGAGATATAAAAAGACTAAAGAGGGCTGGAATCGTAAGCATTTCAAGGCTGGAGGATGCTTACAATTCAATCTTTGACGAATATCTACAAGGATCCAACTCAGATGGATACGCTATTTTGTTGAGTCAGTTAAAAGACGTGGCTTTATTAAGGGCAAAAGCAAGGTTAGCAGGGTGTACTTTGGAGGTTTTGAAGATGAAAAACAACCATAAATTGGTTGAAGTGTTAAGAATGCTAGGGTATAGGTATGATTTTAATCACTTCGAAAAGGAAAAATATTACTCAGACCTTGAAAAAGTGGCCAAAGACGTCAAAAAAATGACTGAAATCATTCAAGGAATGGAGCAGAAATTTAGAGACAAGGCCAAGGGAGGTGTTACGGAGGCCGACTTTGACAGCTTATTAGTCCAGTTAGGAAAGTACCAAGGTTACAGATTAGAGAAAGACAAGGTAACAGTTAGTGAGTTTGTGCAAGTTTTAAAAAATTACAAGAGAGATAACAAACCAAAGACATAATGGCTAATAGCGAAAAAATAGATGAGATAATAAGCCCACAAGCATTCCAACAGTTAGATGCATTATTGCAAAAATTAGGAATGGCGCAAACAGCATTTGGAGTCTTGGCCACAAGCGTTGCAACCGTAAATAGTTCAATTGGAAAAAGCACAAGTATAAAAGAGCTAAACGATTCTGTAAAAGTCAGCGAAAAAAACTTTGTAAAGCTGGAAGAAACTTTAGCCAGGGTCCGGGTACAAAGGACAGATGTCACAAGGGCAGAACAAGAAGCTGTTCAAGTCAGTAAATCCAAACTGGTGGCTTTTGAAGAGGAAAGCAAAATATTAAATGGTTTGGCTGGTAGCATGGATCAGCAGGTAAGGGCAAACCTTAGGTTAAAAGTTGAATTGCAAAGCGTAAGAGAAGAGCAAAAAGCGCTCAATAGACAGACTACAAGTTCAACCGCTGTAAACGGACAATTGGCAAAATCCAAAGTTGCCTTGGCTACTAGAGAGAATGAATTAAGACAGGCAATTACAGCCTCAGCTTTGGAGCTTAGGAGATCGACAAAAGAAAGTCAACTTGCAACAGGATCACTTGAGCAAAAAGCAATTAGGCTTGACAGATTAAGGGCTTCATATAAGCAATTAAGTGATGAAGAAAGGCAAAATGCTCAGGTTGGAGGAGTCTTGCTTGAAAGCATAAAGCGATATGATGAAGAGCTTAAAAAGACTGATGCCACACAGGGAGTTTTTAATAGAAGTGTAGCAGATTATTCCAACCAAGCTCAGGATGCTCTCCAGAAGACAGGTTTTTTTAGTCGAGAGATGGGCGTACTAAAACAGGCTACAGGTCTTTATGATCTTGCAATGAAAGCTTCAACAATTAGTACAGCGTCATTTAAAGCGGTGCTGATCAGTACTGGAATTGGTGCCATAATTATTTTAATAGGATCTTTAATAGGGTTCCTTACCAGAACTCAGGAAGGCATGGACTTTCTAGGCAGGGCAACCGAAGGATTGACAACTTTTCTGGCAGTCTTGCTTGATGGGTTTACTCTTTTAGGAAAGCAAATTGCCGAAAACATTATGCCTGTTTTGGAGGGTCTAGGAAAAATCATATTAGGGCTGCAAAACGTGAATATTAGCCAAATAAAAGAGGGCTTTCAAGGTATTAAGGATGCTGTTTCCAAAATTGAGCCGGTCAATATTATAGAACTTGGAGCAACTGCGGCCAAGGCTGCCGAAGAGGCGTCAAGACTAAAAGGAATAATTCAAGAGCTAGACAAGGCAGAAGCAGACCTAGGTGTTACAGTAGCCCAGAATAAAGCAGAGTTTGAAAGGCTAAGAGAAGTTTCAAACGATGATACAAAAAGCTTTAAAGATAGGCTTGATGCAAGCACAAAAGCATTTGAAATTGAAAGCTCAAATGAAAGGGAATTGATTAAGCTAAAACAGGAAAGATTAAAAACCACAAGATTACAGAATGAATTGACAATTTCGGTAGAAGCAGACAAACAAAAGGAGCGAGATTTGGAAAAAGAAATTGCAGAAATATCTGGAAGAGCTTCAAAGGCAAGGAGGAAATTGCTTAAAGAGCAAGAATCAATAAGAAAACAAGCAGAAACAGAGAGAAGAAAAGGAGAAAAAGATGAGGAGGATGCTTTAAAAAGAATCGACAAGGCTAGTTTTGATCTTGAAAATTCCAGATTAAAGAGAGCAATTGACCGAAACAAAGGTGTTGCCCAGGACGAAAAACTAGGGCTTGAGGACAGGATCAGTAACCTTGAGCAGTATTTAGTCAATGAAGAAAAGCTAATTAAACTAGCAAGAGATTTTGAGCTGTCAAACAAAGATCTTTTAGAAGATGAAAGGGTAAAAATTACAGAGAATGCAGAGAATGAAATCGCTAATCTAAAGATTGAAGGAGCCGAAATAGGAATGAAGATCCTGCAAGATCAATTAAATGCTCAGGAAAAAGCAACGGCAGAAAGAGTTAAGGCTGAGATTGAAGGAATCAAAAAAGAACAAGCGGAAAAGCTGACTGAATTAAACAATGCCTTTAATTCTGGACTGATTACAGAAAAGCAGTTCCAAGAACAAAAACTTTCAATTATTTCTACCTATGGAAGACTCGCATTAGAGGCAGAGATTAGATCAATACAGGATATAATATCTGCTAATAAAACCAAGGGAATTTCAGTAATCGAAGAGGAGAGGAAAATTGCAGAGATAAAGCAAAAATTAAGTGAGGAAACAACTGCAAAAACCATTGATGACTTAAAAAAGATTGAGGAAAAAGAAAAGCAATTAAAAGAATTGCAGGCCCAGTTAGCAAATGAGCTTTTTAATTTAGGTGTAACTCTTATTCAGCAAAGGTTTGAAAAAGAGGAACAAAAGCTCGCTCAAGAACAGGAGAATGTAGAGGTAAGGAAAGAAGACGAAATTGCCCAGATTGAAGCAACAGTATTGAATGAAGAGGAAAAGCAATTAAGGTTAAGCAATGCTGAAAAGAGAGCTCAACTTGAAACAGAGAAAATTGCAGAGAAACAAAGGCAATTAAAAATTAAGCAAGCTCGATTCGATAAGGTTCTGGCCATTGCAAATATTATAAGAAGCACAGCTCAGGCTATAATTGTGCAATTAGCCGGGGCGCCATTTTTCCCAATTTCAGGGCCATTAATTCCAATAATTGCAGGCATAGGAGCGGCACAAATTGCACAGGTTGTCGCTCAACAAATACCAGCATTTGCCAAGGGAACAAAATACTCTCCAGAGGGAATTGCGTGGGTGGGAGAACAAGGATCTGAAATGAGAATTAACCCAGATGGAATAGAGGAGATGACTCCAGATAAAGCAACATTGACTTATCTGCAAAAAGGAACTCAGATTATACCTCATAAAGAAAGCTTAAAATTAGTCGAGTCAAAGAAAGACACTTTTGATGCAATGATCTTTGAGCAGAGAAGATCTACAGAGGTGTTAAAAAAAGAGTTAAGAAGAAGCAGAGGATCTGGAGTAAACATCACAAGAGAGGGGATAACAATGATGCACGAGAAAGGCAAAAAGGCTAGTTTATATGACAGTAAATTATTATGATCCAACCACCAGATTTTCGATATACTCTTACAATTAATTCTGTTCCTTATGTCTTGCTAAATGCAGTCGAAGGATGGGAGGAAACCTTTCTAAATTTTAAAAGGTCTGGAAATTATTTTGGCTTGACTCGCTCGTTTACTGTACCGATGAAGTTTGTTCTAGATGGAGCTTACTTAATTCGTTTGGCAGTGTATGGAGATGAAGGAATAAATGCAAAAATAAATTTTAAGATTGAGGAGCTAAACAGGTCAAATTGGCTATACAGAAATTTGTATGACGGAGAGATTGACCTTGTAGAGTTTCAAGATACCGGCAGTGGGTCTGGAAATATTGTTACAGTGAGATGCACAGACATTGGGGTTGCAGAAATGATCGCGATATATGATAAGGCAGAGTACGAAATACCGCTAAACCAAGACAATTCCGTACTTGTTGAAATACCGGGAATATCGCTTATAGATGTTGCTCAAAATTTGATCTTGCCACAGATTTATGATTATCCAACAGATGGCACTAGGAAAATATTGCCAAATGATGTAGAGATAAATGAGCTAATTAATAGTAGAGTCGAAACAAAAATCTCAATTGAAGAGAACAATCCTAATTTTGGCACTTCGAGTAATTGGATAGTAAGGGCGAATACTTCGACAGAGGTTGTGATTAGTGGGAGGCTTGAGGCTATTTTTAACGCAAACACTGGAGGCAGAGCTTTTTTAGAATTGGTCAACCAAGATGGAATTGTAAGAGCCATATTAGTTGAACAAGGCATATTGACTCAGCTACAGTTCGTTTTTGAGTTTAATGAAACAATACTTTTACAGCAAAATGAAAGGCTATTTTTGACATTAAGAAAGTCGGGCAACATGAATGCTGGCTTTAATGCTGTATACTTTCCATTCAGGATAACAAATGAAATCCTTACGGCACCAAGCTTGGCAAGAGCAATTAGAGCAAACGATTTATATCTTGAACTCATAAGAAAAATGAACTACGGAAATGATGAAGGTGCAATAAGTGAACTTTTAAAATCGAGTAATTTGTTTCTAACATGTGGAGATGCTATAAGAGAATTTGAGACTCCAGTTCTAAAGACAAGCTTTCAGGATTTTTACAGAACAATAGATGCCATTTTAGGTGTGGGGTTTGGAATTGATTCAGTACCTAGACTGGAAAGTAAGGAGTTTTTTTACCGAGATGTTCCTTGCCTAGATCTTGGAAGAATAAAAGAATTTCAGCTAGTAATTGACAGTGACTTAATGTTCTCGGCAATAAAAATAGGTTATAAGGAACAAAAGTATGAGGAGAACCAAGGTAGGGAGGAGTTCAACCAAGGGCAAAGCTGGACTTGTAGGAACAGCAAAACAAATAAAGTGTTGAGTATGGTCGCAGAATACAGAGGAGATCAGTACGGGGTCGCTTTGTTGCGTAGGATGACTATTATAGACAACATAAAGGGGATTGATTCGGAAAGCGACAATGATATTTGGATCTTGCAGGGGTCTGGAGTTGAGGAAAGCGGAATACATAAACTTGAAAAAGGATCTGACCTAGATTATGTGACAGGAATTGCCAATCCTGAAAATGCGATAAATGTTCGATTGAGTCCAAAGCGAAACATGCTTAGAAGCGGATCTTTGCTCAGGTCTGGACTAAAAGGTTTTGAATCTACAGTGCTAAGCTTTGGGAGCGCTGACAAAAATGCTGAGCTGACAAGTCAAATAGCAGGAAAGGTTGTTACCGAAAGGCAAGATCAGTCAGTAGGGGCTATGAATAAAGCGTTAATTTTGCCTTATAAAGTAAAAATTAAGACAGCATTACCATTAAATGCTTGGAAGATTATCACCGAAAACATGTATGGATATTTTACTTTTACCTACAATTCCAATGTATTCAAAGGATTTATAAAAGAAGCTTCAACCGATGTGGCAAAAGACACAGACAGAGAGATTACTTTAAATTTACATCCAGACACAGACCTTACTAAATTGATATTATGACTTTCTACATACCACTTTTGAACCCAATTCGATTTACTGGAGGAGCAGGAAATAAGTTCGATACAGAGTTAATGGTTGACCTAATCAATAGGTACCAAGAGAAAAAATGCTACTTTCAAAAATGGAACATTGGAGATAATACAAGATTGCAAATCCTTTCAGATTGGATATTTACCTTTAAAATATTTGATCTGGAAACAAATCAAGAATTGGAGGATATTCTGCCAGTTGAATTTTCGACAGGAATTGAAGGACAAACTTTTAAGGTGTACACAGTAGACATTTCATTTCTGGAGTCAGGCCATTATTACTCAGTGATTCAATATGACGGAAACAGTTTAATATCTGAGCCTTGGGCTGTTTCTGATGGATGGGAAAGCACTATTTTGTTTAAATATCGAAATTCAGAAAACAATTTTTCTGTAGTTTTTGACAACAACTTCGAATTTGATTTAAGGATTGAAGGGCTTGTTGCTAATTTTGAGCCTAAAAGCGACGATGTGATTTATAACGATCAGTTAAAAAATTCAAGGCTTTTAAATTCAGTACCTTGGAGATCTTTTACCATGTTTATCGGAAATGAAGAGGGCTTGCCTGATTGGATTATTGACAAGGCAAATAGAATTATGTCGTGCGATGTTGTAAGGGTTGACAGTGAAACATTTGATGGCTACATTAGCAAAGTGGAGGGGGCAGAGTGGGAGGTTTTAAGAGGAAACGAACAGGCTTTTAGTGGCCTACGGATTGAGATTATGACAGTGGACAATAGTCTGCTTGAAAGATTAAAGAGAGCAGAAGGAGGAGGAGGAACAGGAGCTAATTTCACGGTTGTGCAAAAAATAAACAATTTCTTTGGAGTCAGTACGCAAATAGTTATCGCTGGAACATTTGGCAAGTATCGGCTATTAGAAAAAATAGGACTTGAAATGACTCAAGGCAGTCCAGATTTGATTTTAAAGGTAGGCACAACATCTGGAGGAGATGAAATAGGAGAGTTTTTAATTAGTGAGGTGGATGCTGTTTTAATAATAAACAAGCTTTTTTTGGCCGAAACAACTCTTTACTTGTCAGGATTCAATGTTCAATTGCCGTTTTTGTCAGTGATTTGGAAAAACTTAATTGAAAACCCGGCCGGGGGTGGTGTTCCTGCAAGTGGACAGGTACCGATTGGAATAATTGCAATTTGGGGAGGAGTAGCAGGCAGGGTTCTTTCTGATGACTTTAATCTAACTACTGGAATAGGAATAGAGGAAACAGAATTTTATGGATGGGCAATATGCAATGGATCCAATGGCACTCCAGACCTAGGAGAAAGGTTTGTTTTTGGATTTAAAAATATTAATAATTCAGATGGAGGAATGGGAGGAGAAAGAGAGCACATTTTATCCATTCCTGAAATGCCCTCACACAGTCATAATTTTTTATCAGCACTGGGAAATTTATACAGAAGGGGAAATGTAGGAACCCAGTTTTTTACAAATAATGCTCAGGGAACAACAGGTTCAAGTGGAGGCGGAGAGCCTCATAACAATATGCCTCCTTACATTGTAAAAGCTTATATCCAAAAAATATTTTAAGATGAACCAGACTAAAACAAAAAAACTAATAGTCGAGAAAATTTTAAAGCAAGGAGGAGGCAAGATTCAGGTCGAAAACATTCTTTCTTATTTGACTGATCACAGTGAGGATTTTACTGAATTAGATTTGGTGCACAAACAATGGGTGCTAGATCAAATTACTGAAATTGGATCAACTGCCTTGTTTTTTGGAGATTTTAACACAGAACAAAGTTTATTTTCCGCAAGTACAGAAGGAGTAACCGGTGGAGCTTATGCATTAGTTGGTTCTGGGGAAGATTTAATCTATTATAATTGGGACATAGATTTAGGACAGTGGAGTAATTCAAACCCCGTTTTTAGCGATAATATTTCAGACATACAATAATGACAAGAATTAAAAAAAGCACTGGTTCAGATGGCAAACTAGTTCTATCAAACATACTTGACAAGGACACAGGCCAATACATTCAGTATAAAGAAACGACAGGAATAGTCGATGCAGACGTAGACGGATCAGTTTATATTAAGCGAGGGATTAAGTATTTCATTCAGTCGGAGTATTTAAACAGAGGTAACGTTCTAGTAAAGGGTACAATGGCCTTAATGAGGGCTACTACGGTAAAAGAATTTATCCTTTTGAGAATAGGGTATTACGGAAGCATAGAGTTAAGCGGGTACTATGACGCAGATGACGGCGCGGGCGGAATATTTACTTTAAGTCCATTAAGTGTAGTTGCAGATAACAATGGAACAATAATTAAAATAACGGCAGTAACTACAGGTAGACTGATAAGGTCTGTATCAGGAGAGCTTAACGTAAATGTTTTCGGAACAATACCCGACGGAGTTCAAGATTGTGCCGTAAGAATTAACCAAGCGATCGCTTTTTTGAGATTAAACAACGCCAACCTAAATAGTACCACTCTATTTTTTCCATCAGGCAGATACTTACTGAAAGATTCTATTAGATTAAGGCAGGCGGTATCCTTAAAAGGCTCAGGTACTCTTTCTGGAATTGGTGGTGGTACAGAATTTTTTTGTGATTTTGATAGTTTTGTACCGCCTACAGACAACTATGTAGAAAACTATTCACCCGTTTTACTTAGAAAGCCAGTTATTTATAACACTGAACTTATAACCCAATCTTCTCTATCGGGTTTTCGTTTAAACGGTAATTTTAAAGATGTATATGGCCTTTATATAAATGCGCTATATTACACAAAATGGGATAGTATATTTATTATCAAATGCAACTTTTCCCCTCTAACAATAATTAGAGCGCAGTTTAATGAAATTTCCATGCTGACTATAAATGAAAACGGAGCAGCGGCTAGAATTTTAATGTCTTCAACGACAACAATTAATGGTCTTGACATAGAAAACGTTCTTAATACTACGCCAGATGGTATTCTCCACGTGATCCATGAACTTAGCACTAAATCTGGGATAACCATTAATAATTTTCACTACGAAGAGGTGGTGGGCGGTACTCCGGCTGGCGAATGGATAAAACTTGCAGGGCGTGGCATAACATTTAACGCGCTATTCGCTACATTTTCTGGCACTTCACCACAGAGATTTCTCGAAACTCTTGATACAGGATCTGCTTACAGCTTTGACGGTGTGAATATATTAACTCCAAGTAGCAATTTTTTGCGATTGAAAAATATTTCTACTGGAAGTGGAATAGTTGTTACTGTTCGTTTAGGACTAGGAACAACAAGGGCCGATATAGCATCAGGGTTTCCAGTAGTAGATAACAGTGGTTCAGATACAAATCGACTAGGAGTCAGTACTTTTGGCACTGGATTTAACATACTGCTTTTAGGTACATTGACAAAGATTTTTTTCTTTCTGGAAGGCGTTATGAGGTTTAGGAATCTATCATTTTCGGCTACGACAGGTGCAGATATGTCGATTTCGAATAGAGTCGGCAGATTAGAACTGACCTCTGGAGACAGTTCAGGAGCTTCAAATCTCCGTTTAAATTCAACAGTAACAGAAATTAGAACTAGGGATGGTTTGGCAGGAACTTTTTCCGAGGGGATAGCAAGATTAAGTGGTATGTATATGTTCTGGAGTCCACAAGACGAACTAAGGTTTAAGAGAACAGTTTTTTCTTCTGCTACTGACGGACTAGCCCTTACTGTTAAGCGGGAAGAGAAAATAATAACAACTCAAAACTATTCAATTTTAACCCGCTTAGACCGTTACAATTTTCTAAGGCTCACAAATCTTGTAACAGGGACTTTAACGGTTTTAAATAACATTTTTTTAGAAAATGATGAGGTCGAAGGGCTTTGTTTAGGTGCTGAAATGACTATTGTACAAGGCACTGGAATCACAGTTTTAACGGACAGCAAATCAAACCTTAAAATTTTAAAAGGCGGAATGTTTAAGCTTAGAAGTTTAGGTGGGGGCACTTTTATATTATCAGGTGATTTGGAGCAGTCGGGTTTAAATCAGAGTAACGGAACCTATGAGCCTATTATATCTGGTACAGTTAGTTCGCCAACTACTACATATACACTACAATCAGGATTTTGGGTTAAGACGGGAAGGGTTGTTTTCTTTCGATTACGGATTAACTGGAGCGCAATAACAGGGGGAAGTGGAAGCGTGAGGGTTTCACTACCGCCTTTTGCTGGAGATGATAATTCACCGGGGAGCGTTGCGATTATTGGGCAAATGTCTGGAATCACGTTTACCGAGCAGGTAATAGGAAATATCGGAACTACACATATAAACTTAGCTGAAAACACTAAAGCAGGTGCTAGCTCAGGGCTGGAATGTTCGCAATTTATCGGGGGGGCTGGTTCGTTAATTATCTCAGGATCTTA